CCCTGCTTCGGGGGCCTGTAGCTCAATGGTTAGAGCCGACCGCTCATAACGGTCTGGTTGGGGGTTCGAGTCCCTCCAGGCCTACCAACCCTGTCATTTTGTCGTTTTAAAACAATAGGTTTAGGTGGTTAGACAAAGACGGTTAGACAGCGCCCGTTCCCGTTTCGGACTTTTCAAGCCGATCCATCGCGGCGTCGGACAGCTTTTCCTGATCCGCTGAGCGCGTGTATCGCTCCACCTCTGTCAGGGTCGTGTGGCCCAGCACGGCGGCGATCTCCTTGGCTGTGCAGCCTGCCTCTGCCAATCGGCGCCCCGCCGCCTTTCGCAGTCCGTGCGGCGTTCGGCCGACAAGCCCCGCCTGCTCTGCCCTCTCCCTGAACCACTGTGTGAAGCCGGCCGCGCTGAAGGGCGCCCCGTACTGCGTCGTCAGGAAGGTCATGCTGACCGGGTGGGCGTCGATCTCGTTTCGCAGCGCCGGATGAAGTCGGACCTTGAGGCGCGCATCGGTCTTCAACTGACGCACGCTGATACGCCCGTTGGCGACATGCTGGCCGCCCATCGTCACAACATCTGACCGCCTTTGACCGGTGTAAAGCAGCAGGGCCAGGGCCAGCCGTTCGCGCGATCCAGACGGCCAATGCCTCTCGAACGCGGCGATGTCCTCTTCGCTCCAGGCGGTGAAGCCCTCGGTCTTGGTCTTGACGCCTTCGGTCTCGGTGACCGGATTGTCCTGCCGCCAGCCCAAGCGAACGGCTAGGCCGAAGACCTTGCGCAGGCGCTTGCGCAGGTTTCGCACCGCGCCCGGCGTCGCGGCCATGCCGTGGAAGATGGCCTCAAGGTGGTGCGTTTCGATGCTCGCGGCGCCGCGGTCGCCATACTTGGCCCGGAACCGGTCGAGGATGTTGCGATAACCCCGCTTCGTGCTGTCACGAAGGGTCAGGAACGAGGCTGATTTGTAATACTCGATGATGAGCGCGCTAACCGAACGGGGCTGCGATCGCGGCTTAGGAGAAGCCTGGCGCGGCGCCCTGCCTTCGGCCTCGGCGTAGGCTGCCATGAACTCTGCAGATCCAGGAACGCCCGGAAGCGTAACGCTGGAGAAGCCCTTCCGACGGTAATAGTGACGCAGCCGTCCGTGCCGATCCTTGTAGACCTTCACGTACTTCAGATCGATCTTCGCCATGCCCTTCATGAGGCGAGAACATCATCCCATTCGTTCACGCCGCTCCTGATAGGCAGGTCGAGCGCAACAGGCTCTCCGAGCAAGAGGCGGAAGCCGCCCTCCTTCGGAAAGTCCACGGCAGCGACCGACTTACCCACAGCCTCGGCCGCTTTGATGGCGCGCCGGACATCGGCGACGGTGAAGCGGTTGTCGTTCGCCGCCGTCATGCTTCTGCTCCTGGTGCTGGAGGGAGGGGGAGCGGCTTCCACCACACTGGCTCGTGCGATCCCCAGGCGTCGCAACACCACGCGCCATGCTCCGGCGAGAACTGCGAAATCTTGACGGTCGGCGTTTCGCCAATCCCGTAAGGGGCGCGGTCGTTGTGCAAGCTTCCGTAGGTCAGGACGATCGTCCCATCCCTCGGAGCCGTCTCAATCGGCCGCCACGCCACCATCTCGCGGATGCAGGCGGCGGCTTGCTCGAAGTGGATCGCATCACCAAGGGCTGTCGCGGTGCCCTCAGATCGCGCAGCAACCGCTCGATCTTCCAGCCGCGCCGCCAGTTCCATATGGTCAGTCATTGGTGGCTCCTGTGCTCAGGATTCCTGCAGGCTGTCCCTTTGCGGAAGGACCATGTGCAGCCGGGGCGCTGGCACTTCGTCCAGCAGTCGCACGTTCCGGCCCGCGACCGGCAAACCGTGCATTTCAACATCGACGTGTCGCCAGCGAGAAAGCGCGCCAGTTCGTTCGGCTCACTCACGTTCGGCCTCCTTGCTGAGCATCGCCCTGGGTTGCTCGGCGTCCTTCATCATGAAGCCGACGCGCGAGCGCAGTTCGTCCTCGGCCGTGTTGTTGTCGATGAACGGGTAGTCGAGCCATGAGATTGCGGCCGACAGTTTCGACGCGATCCCCACCGCCTCAGCCAGCTTGCGCTCTGCTTCGGTGGCTCGGGCAGTCTGTTCGTCAGCGCAGGCGGATTGTTGGGCGATGATGCGATCAGCAGCCTCGTTCCTACCCCGCAGCGCCGCGTTCTCTGCGAGGAGGGCCAGGACAGTGGCTGGATTGGCTGCGGCGATGAAGGCGGCGTCAAAGTCGTAGTCGCCTCGGTCGTCCGACTTGCTGGCGTATCGTTCATGCAGCGTGACGATCTCTTTCCCAGCCGGTGACAGCACAACAGACCAAAAGTCCTTGTCATCGCACTCGGGATAAGAGGTCGATCCCTCCTTGCAGACCCAGGGCCCCTTGGTCGCAGCCTCAGCCAGCCTCGCCAGTTCCGCATGATCGACCATATCGGTGGCGTCACCGGAATGGTTCACATGGTCGCCGGAGCCGGTGCGGGGAGGCTGTTCCCACGCGGCCTCCCCTAGCGCGCTAAGAAACCCCATTTGAGACGGAGCGGTCACGTCGTCGGGGCCGGGAATCTGATCGCCGGAGCCGGATGCGAGGGCGGTGCGTCGGTTCCACAGTTCCGCAGCCTCAAGCTCGCTGCGCATGAAGTCATTGTGCCCTTCATGACAGTCGGCTGTCTCGCAGTGGACAAACCAGGCGCTTCCACCCTGACTAGCCGCTGCCTCGCCGCCACAGAACGGGCACGGCCTCAGTTCCACCTTCTCGCGCGGGGTCATGGGAGGGGTCATCATTTCGCCTTCTGTTCGGCTTGCAGGGATCGGGCGCGCTTATTCCATGCGCGAGTGGCGTTGCGCGATCCGGCGTGGTTCTCTGACGTCTCGTCGCAGCCCTCACCCTCAGCTTCAGGACCGCGAGCGAGGCAGGCGTTGCAGACGCGGTAGAACGAGCCGAAGTCAGCGCACTCGACGAAGCTGTCGGTAGATTTGCAGAACGGGCAGGGCTTAGCTTTCGCGATCCTCGGCATCACGCACCGCCTTTCTGTTCGGCTTGCAGCTTATCGGCATACAGCACCCAGCCTTCTTCGCTGGCATCGCGAGCCTGCCCGTCACTGTCTAAAACGCCATTCTGGTATCCCGCCTTATAGGCCATCCGCATCTTGTCGGCTGATGGGGCGGGCGGGTGAAGGTAGAGGCGATGCGTCCCCGCACGAAGTCCGTGATTGTCCCACACCCGGATCGCCATCGAGCCGTTGGCCGGAAGGTGCGGCGCGGTCTCGATCAGCGTAACCGTCAGCCCATCCACCACCTCCGACGACGCCGGGGCTTGCGGCTGGGCGGGGTTGCATAGCGACCCGACATGGACACAGCGGTCGCCGTCGCAGCCGTCACACTCTATCTCCCCCGCCTCTGCCGGGGCTTCCTTGCGGGCGGCGAGGGAAACATAAACCGGCTCCCACTCGCACAGCTCCGCCGTGGTGCCGGTAGGCTCGTCCGCCTGCCAATGCCAGGGGCGATGACTGGGGGACTTGCTGGGCTTGGATCGGATGCGCCAGCCCCACTGAACCATCCCGCCTTCCGGCTCGCGCGATGGGGCGCGGAGGGCTGCGTTCATGACAGCCTTCAGAGCGTCGATGTTGACCGTGACCTCGCGATCCCAAAGGTCGGCGCGCTCCGACCCCTCGGCCATGACGTCGGCAACTTCGGCCTCGAAGTCGTCGATGGCTTCCTGAAAATCAGCGCAGGCCTTCGCAACGCGCTCCCCCACCCCGGCGGCTTGGGGAGCGGAGAGGCGGATAGCCGCATCGTCGCCGGTAGCCGAAAAGATGAACTTGTGGCCGGTCACTCGGAACCAGCCAGGGCGGCCTGGCATCGTGTCGCTGACTTTCCCGGTCAGGGTGATCGTGACTTCATCGCCATCAACCGGCACGGTCATTGTAGGGGCGGGGCGGGTCATGCTGCTTGCTCCTGAGGCTGTTCGAGCGTGGTTTTCGGCTTAGCCCTGGCGCGCGGCACAGCATCCGCCATGAGGGAGCCGACGCACGCCTTCATTTTCGCCACCGAGACGGCGTTTCCGATCTGCTTGATCTGGTCGGTTTTCGTGCCCGCGAACTCGTAGGCCTGGTCCTCGGTCGTGAAGCCCATGGCGGCGGCGAGTTCGTGGGGCTCCAGCATCCGGAACAGGATGTCGTAGCCCTCCACGCCCTCGATGAGCCCGCCCGTTCCGAGCGTCAGCCCTGTGGGCGCCGGCTGGTCGATGTCATGTACGCGCGGCGCCTGCCCTTCCCTCTCGCCGAACTGAGCGGTTACGAAAGCCAGTTCACCCCGATTGGCACCGGTAACGGTCGGCAGGGGCTCCGAAGTGTCTCTGACCCGGTTAAAGCCACCTTCGTGCGTGACCGGCATGACGACGGCGAACTCGCCACCCTTGGCGGTCGTCATCGTGGGGACCGGCTCTTCGGTCGAGCGCGCCGTGGCACCGCCGTTCTTGTTCGTCACCGGAACGACCATGCCGAAGCGCGCCTTGGTCGTGATGGTCGGCAGGATGTCGGCGGCCGACGTGCAGGTCTCGCCCGATCCTGAGCCGTAGTAGGGCGAAATCAGCGCATGGGCTGCGCCATTGCCGCCGGTCGTCTGGGTGGGGATCGGATCAGACACCGCGCGCGGCGCGCCGCCGGACGCCTGGGAGAGAACAGAAGGCTCCACCAGCATGGGCCGTGCGCAGCCAGGGCGTTCCTCTGACCCAGCCCCACCCGTTGTGATCGTGGGAAGGGGGTCGTCGGCGGATCGAGCCACGCCGCTGCTGTGCTGCGACAGAACCAAGGGCTCGGCCAGCCAGACGCCGCCCTTGGTGTCGAGCGTAGGGATTGGCGTGGTCGCGGCGGGTGCGGCCTCGTTGCCCTTCCGGCCGTTCATGAACAGCGGCTCGGCGATGCCCACATGACTGGCGGCGGCAGTCTGCGTCGGAAGCGGTAGTTCGGGCGAACCAGGGGCTGCACCCTTCTTCATGTTGACCAGGACTGGTGTCGCCAAACCGATGTGCTGGCCGTTCGCCGCGATGGTCGGGAGAGGCAGGTCCAGGCCCCGGTCGGCCATGTGGTTGCGGAGGATGACCAGATAGGGCTCAGGCCAACGGTGCTTGACCGCGCCTGCGTAGATCCGAGCGATGGTCTTCGGCGCCAGATCCTTGCTGCGCTTGAAGATCGATCGGCCCTTGATGTTCCAGTCGATGATGTCCCGCGCGGGCTTCCAGGGCTTCATGGTCGGGAACAGCGCCAAGCCTTCGTCGGGGCGCTTGTGGTGGGTCGGGTTGGGCCACGCCACCCGGCGCCCATCGTTGCGCGCCATGAGGATGAACCGTGAGCGTGTGGTCGCGTCGCCATAGTCGGCGGCGTTCAGCTTCCGCCATTCCGGGTCGTAGCCCAGGCGCTTCAGCGTTTCGATCCAGGCGTGGAAGTACTCGCCCTTCCGGTTGGCGATGGGGCGCATCGTCTTCGGATCGACCGGACCCCAGCCCGTGAACTCCCAGACGTTCTCGATGATGATCCGCTTCACCCGAAGCTCGGTGAGCCAAGTGATGATGTGCCATGGGTCGGAACGCTGCTGGTCTGAAGTCGGCTTGCCGCCGCGCGCCACCGAGTGGTGCGTGCACGTTGGCGACGCCATGAGCAGGTCGAGATAGCCCTCTGGCACCAAGAGGTGTGGGCGAACCGTCGCGATGTCCTGCACGAAGTGCCGCGCCTTCGGATGGTTCAGGCTGTGCGTGTCGATGGCGGTCTGCCAGTGGTTCACGCAGACGAGATCCATCTCCAGGCCGAGGTCTTTCAGCGCCCTTTCAGCGCCCGTGGACGATCCGCCCGCGCCGCAAAGCAAATCGGCGACCAGGAATTTCTTGCGGCTCATGCCTCACCCCCACGGCGGGAGGCTTGGCGGAGGGCGGCGACCACTTCGGCCTGAGTGCGGCCTGGGGCGTCGTTGAACTCGGCCATGTGGCGAAATCCACGTTGGCGAATGTAGCCGTCGAAGCGATCCCACGCTCCAAATCGACGCGGACCTTCGGACTTCTGGATTGCTGCGGACACGCAGAAGCACGACGCCTCCAATGACCACATATCGACCTTTCGCCCCTCCGCATTCCTTGCGAAGCAGCCCTGCGTCCAAGCACCCGGCTTCTCCAGCAGATCCGCAGCCGCCTCCAGCACTTCCGTTGGGGTGGTCATGGCTGGGACTCCTGGGGGCGGTGGTTGCGGAGGATCTGTTCGCCGGCGGCGGTGTCGCCGGAGACGGCGTAGAGGGCCTGGCACAGGTCGAAGGGGTCGATGTCGAGGGCGGACCAGTAGGTCAGCTCGGCGCCGGCGTGCTGCCGGGCATGGCAGTCGCGACAGAGGGGCGTGGTCCAGCGGTCGGAGGGCTTCTCGGCCTTGCCGGTGTGGCGCTTGCCGATGGTGATGTCCCCTGCCCTCAGGTGCGCGGCGTCGCAGGGCCCGGCGATCCCGCAGGCGGCGCAGGGCAGCCGGGGGATGAAGGCCAAATGCCGGTTGTCGCGCTCGCGCGGCTGACGCTGGCCGGGGCCTTCGGGGCGGAACGAGCGGGTGCGGACGTGGCCCGGGGCGAAGTGCTTGCGCTTCACCGCCCGGCGCTCGTCGCGCAGCCGCTTCATCTCGGCCTCGATTTGGAACAGGGACCGGCTCATGCTGCCCTCGCTTGGCCAAGCGGAACCATTGCTCGGGCTGCGCCATTTGAGCCCAGCAATGAGGAGGAAGAGCCATGGACGACTTCAAGCGCGACGACCCGAACGTGATCCCACCCATCGGCAGCACGGTGCGCCGTGCGCCCGAGACGATCATCGTCGAGCGGGAAAGCAACACGGCCCTTTGGTGGGTGGTGGGCATCCTCCTGGCTGCCGTCGTGTTCGGGCTGATCTACTTCCTGAGCCGTCCAGCGGAAGACCCCACCCTCTCCGAGCTTCGGGTCGCACAGGCAGAAGCTGCTGCTGAAAGCGCAAGGCAGACTGCCGAGGCGGCGCTTACCCAAAACCAGATCGCCACCACCCGCGATGACGTCGCCATCGCTCAGGCTCAGACCGCTACGGCACGCGCTGAAGCGATCCGCGCCCAGGCCGAGGCCCGGGCTGCCGAAGCGCGCGTTACGGCGCCGGTCGTCGTCGAGCGGCAGACCGTCGTCACGCCGCCGACCAACGGCACCGCTGTCGTGACGACCACCACGCCGCAGCCGGGGAACTGACGGCATCGGTCAGCCCTCCTTCGCGGTCTTGATGGCGGCTTCCAGCTCACGCGCCTTCGCCATGTCCGTCGCCTTCAGGACGGCAAACTTGGCCAGCTCCTTCCGGTCGGTTTCGAGGGCACCGATCTGCTCCGGCCGCAGGAACGGCAGGTCGTCGATCAGCTTGTCCGCCCAAGCAATGACGTCGACAGCCAGCGACTTCTCTTCATCGGCATCCGCCTCAGGGCCGCTGGCTGTCGTTTCTCCGGCGTGGGGGGTGTCGCCGGGGAAGGTGTCGCCCGCGTCCGTACGCGGCGGGGGGAAACCATCGGACGCGGGCTCTTTCGACGCGGTGTCGGAGGGGGTCTCCGCGTCGAAATCGGGAATGGTGTCGTCGGGGTCGACGCCGTGGACGGCGGTGAAGCCTTCTCGGGGAGCGTCAGCTACGCCGCCGGCAGGCGCCGACAGACGAGCGGTCAGGTTGGGCGCCGGCCGGGCCGTGACGTCGCGGACAGGCTGATAGTCCTCAACCTCTTCACGAACCTGGAAGCCACGCAGCATGTCCGCGCAACCGTCGCGCAGGGCCCAGGCACGGGCGCGCATTTGGAGCATCCGCTTCGGGTACTGCTGCCACGGCCCCTGCTTGTTCCAGAGGCTGGCCTTCTTGGCGTCAACGACGGAGAAAGATCGGGCGATGGTCTCGCCGGTGTCGGGGCGCGTGACCTCGCAGTGAGCGACCGCGTTGTCGCCATCCCCGTCGATCCATTCCTTCGCCTTGATGCCCTGCGCACGCGCCACAGCCATCAGGCCATCGCCCCAGAGGGTCGGGCGGTTGTTCACGATGGCGAACGACTGAAGCGCCTGGAACGGAGCAAGGCCCAGCTCGGCGCCCGCCATGATCGCGACCATGACCTGCTCGGGCTTGTCGAGACCACGCGGGGCCAGACCCGAGGACGCGATCGCCTGAGCGACGCGGAAGGCCTCGTCGAGCGATTGCGGTACCAGCGCGGCGACGGACCCGCCAGCCATGATCTGCGGACGCGGTTGGGTGGTGGCGACGGCGTTCATCAGGCAGCCTCAGTCTGGGGATGGTTGTCGTTGGCTTCGGCGGCGATGACCTCGAGTCGCTGGTCGATCTGCTTCGCCGCCCATGGCGGGAGGGTCAGGTACTCAGCGTCGCGGCGCGATCCGCCCGGCCCTGGCCACTCGCCGGTCGCCACGCACTCGGCGAACTGGTCGATGGCGCGGCGCAGTTGCTGGCGGCCTCGGTCGAGGTCTTCGCCGGTCAGGACGGTGACGCGGACGCAGTGCGGCGGAGCCTTCTCCACCCAGACCAGGGCGAACTCCTCCATCGGGCGGCCAAGGACGGCCTCCGAGGCCATGCCTACGAGCCCTGCCTGCATATGGTACCCGAAATCGGCCAGCGACCGCTCCAGATCGCTGTCCGCGACGCTGTTGGTCGTCTTCAGGTCGGAGAACAGGCCCGAGGCGCGCGGCACGACGTCGGGGCGGCTCTTGAGCCAGACGCCGGTTTCGGCGTCCTTCCAGAACAGCGAGCGCTCCACGAACCCGTCCAGAATGCCCGCCTCGACCAGCGGATGCCGCGCCAAGCTCTCTGCCATGCCGGTGACGGCGGCGAGGTCAGCCTCGGTAATGACGGTCTTGCCGGCAGCGATCATGTCGTCGCGCCACTGCTTGGCGTCTTTGGTCCGCCAGTCCGACCATTGCTCGGGCCGGGTGACGAACTCCTCGGCCAAGCCGTCCGACCCTTCCAGCAGCAGCTTGTGCGCGAGACGGCCTAGGGCGAAGGCAGGGCGATCCGGCTGCGGCGCCCGCTTCGGGTTCAGGGCGCTATCAACGAAGTAGTGCGCCGGGCTCTGGCTCCAGATCGTGCGCAGACCGCTGGAGCTGATCGACGGGCCGACCGTCGGCTGGCCGTGATAGATCTCGATGGGCAGGGCATAGACGCCCGGCTCGCTGATCTTGCCCGACAGGGGCATGGGCAGGGGGTTGTGCAGGGTCATAGCGGCCTCAGAACTTGATGCTGACGTTCGGCACGTCGCCTGCGGCGATGGCGCGGACGATGCTGATTGCGGCCTGTTCGCCGACGCCCATGCCCATGATTGCGACCTTGGCGGCGCCCATGATCTTGGAGCGGTGCTCGATGTCAGCGGCGCGGGCGGCGGCTGCGTCGGCAGCGGCCTTCTCATCGGCTTCACGCGCAGCAGTCTCGCGGGCGATCCGGTCGGCCTCGGCCTGTCGGGCGGCCTCGGCTTCATCGGCGCGGCGCTTCTCGGCGGCGAGGGCTTCGGCGTGGGCGCGCTCAGCAGCGGCTCGCTCCTCCTCGGCCTTGCGCTGCTCAGCGGCGCGAGCGTTTTCCTCTGCCCGTTGCGCGGCGGCGTCGATGCGGGCCCGCTCCTCCTCGGCGGCGCGAGCGGCGCGGGCCTCGGCTTCTTTCTGGGCGCGTTCAGCAGCTTCGGTGGCTGCCTTGGCTTCTGCCTCGGCGCGCTCACGTTCGGCGCGCTCTGCGGCCTCGGCGCGCAACCGATCCAGTTCGGCCCGGTCCGCCTCCTCCTTGGTCAGCCGGGCGAATGCTGCATCGAGAGCAAATTCGGCCGCCCCCTTGAAGTGCTCAGCGGAGGGCAGCAGGTCTTTGAACTGCCCGTCGTCCAGCGCCGTGTTCTTGATCTCGGTGTAACGCGCCTGGACGGATGCGGCCGTATCTTCCAGCGTCACGATAGCGGCCGACTTGAAGCGCGCGATGGCCGCGTTGCAGGCGTCGACGCGCTGCTCTTCCTTGGCCTCCCATTCGGTCAACGGGCGGCGCACCTCGTCCTTCAGGGCATCCAGCTTGTCGCGGATGTCGCGGCGCGCGGCGTCGACGATGTTGATCTTTGCCCTCGCCTCCTCGTTCAGCAGCTTGCCGGCGGCGTCGATGGCGGTCTTGGTCTTCGCCACCTTAAAGGCCATGGAGGCGATCTCTTTGCGCCCCTTCTCGGTCGTCGTGTCGGGGACCAGCTTGTCGGTCTCCTCTTTGATGGCCTCGTAGAACTGGTTGAACCGCTCCTTGTCCAACAGGACGAGGCCGGGGTTAGCGTTGACCTGCGCGACAAGCGCGGTCTGCGGCGTTTCGTCTTCAACAGAGCGCAGAGCTTGGGCCACGGTGGGCTCCTCCGAATGGGGTTGGTTCAGGCGTTGAGAAGGATCAGCCAGACTGCGGCGGTGAAGAGCGCGCAGGCGGCAAACTGGATGGCGGTGCGGACCGCGAAGCGCCGACGACGCGGCTCGAAAGGGACGGCGCGCGGATCGCCGGGACGCACCTGGGCGGCCAGGTCGCGATAGCGTTCGCGCACGGCCTCCCACGGATGCGAGGGGATGGTGCGAAGTTCGGCCATGGTCATGCCGCGCGGGCCATGCTGGCAGGCGGCAGCGGGTCGTTCTCGGCTTCCCGAGCGTCCCGAATGGCCCACGCCAGCGCATTGACGACCGGGATCAGCAGGCCGGGGTCTTCGGCAGCAGCCAGTTCGATGGCGAGGCGCAGCATTTCCTGCGTGGCCTGATCGACGGTCATCCAACGCCGGGTGCGGCGGTCCAGAACCTTGGCGCCCTCGACCACAAAGATTGGCTGGCGCGACGGCGGGACCAGCGACAGCTCCACGTTGGCGGCGGCGGCGATCCCGGCCATGACGCCGGGGAGAATGTTGGAGACGTGGCGCATCAGGCCGCCTCCGCCAAGATCGTGCCCGACACCGCATAGGGGTTGGCGGGATCAATCGGGCGAACGACGGGCAGCTTCACCCGCTCAGCCATAATCCAGGTCGCGGCGTCAGCATCGACGACAGGCAGGCCCTCATGCGGGCGGTTGCTGGTGTGTAGGCGGCCCCAGCAAAGGCGGTGCAGCTCGTCGTTCAGGACGGTCGCGATCTGCGACGTGTGGTCCTTCGACGCCACATAGGTGACGTGAGCGGCAGCCGTCTTCTGGGCAGTGGTTTCGGTCTTGAGTGACATGGTTCGTCTCCCGGTGATGGAAGAAAGTTTGCATATGCCGAACATGACCGCAAGAGAAAAGTTTGCATATGCCGAACACACAGGCGTCACTATCGGACGCACCCGCAGCCTGGCCGCATTGACTCAACGCTGTTCGGCGTGGCGATTGGGACGTTAACTTCTGGAGGGATCAGGCATGCCGCGCCGGCTGCACTACTACGCGCAACCGTTCTGGGAACATCGCCGGGAGCCAGCCCAGCGATACGAGTTCGTGTGTGCTGTGGACGCAGAAGAAGGCGGCGAGATCCTCGCGCGCTCAGCCGATGGAGTGCTGGTCTATCAGCAATGGGCTGACACCGACCTGGACCTGTTCGGAGAGGTCGAGGTGCTGGCCCAGCACGGGTCAGTCCCGCGTGCAGCGACCGGGATCGACCCCGACGGCCGGGACCCTTGGCTTGATGACACCGCATACTTCAAGATCGACTGCAGCGCCGCCGGCGACACCTGGACCCAGATAGATCCGCTGGTTGAGCGAGAGGATGAGGCTGGCGAAGAGGCGGCGTGACAGGGCGAGGCCGTGTGATAGCCTCGCCCCATGGACGAAGACGACATCGACCCCTCCGACGATCCGATCTACCGCGCTGGCGTCCTCATGGGACGAAACCAGACGCTGACCGACGTCATGGAGCGGCTGTTCTCATCCGACGCCATGTCCGCGGAGAAGACCGTCAGAGCACTCCATGCCTGGGCCCAGCAGACCATGGACGAGGTGCGGGTCGAGATGCAGCTCGTGTTCGCTGACTTGGATGCGGACGGAGACGAGGAAGACGAGGATTAGAGCGGACCGATGGGCGGCGGCGCTCATGTCCGCTTTCGACCCGTTGCGGACAAAGCGATGCCGACAGCATGATGACCGCCCCAATCGGAGGTGCCTCATGAAAACGCTGATGCTGAGTTTTGGAACCGGTGAAAGTGTTGATCTCAATGGACGCCGAGAAGACGGCCGCGAGCGCCGCCTTGCAGCCTTTCTGGGGGCTTTCGAGCTAGGTCCCGCATGGCATGGCGGGCAGAACGCACTCTTCCTCAGGACGGACAAGACTGTCGAGGCGGTCTTTCAACACGTTCTCCGCTTGATGGATGATCGCGATCTGCTGTTGGTCGTGGAAATAGCCGATGGCGCAGACGTCAGGTTTGCGGGCACGCGTTTCGACGAGGATGGGTTCGACGAAATTTTCCCGACGGCGACAGAGGTCGAGCATGTGAACGTGTGGGGACCCTATGGTCCTCATCCGAGAGAGGCTGATTTCCGCTAACCACCCCTAGCTGACGTTCATCGCTTCCGCTCTCGGGGCCCGACAGCAAAAGCCCCGCCCGGTGAGGGGTGGATACGACGCTGAACGTCCACGATGCACCTGTGGATAGCGGGGACGCAGCGCGACCGTGCGTCGACACTGAAATCGACACCACTATTGTCCGCCCCATGGATGTCTCGGATTGGGATAGATTCGTTCGAAGTGGCCAGCGCGCGGATCGCGTCGTCGGTCACCTACCCGCCTATCTCAACGGCATGATCGGCGGTTCATCTCGCGAGGTGCGGATGAGCCATGAGTACGTTATCAAAGCCATCGAAAAGCATGGCCTAACTCTAGATCACATGCCGATGGTTGGCGCGACGCTACGCTTCGGAGAGGCGATCCACGACCGTGAGCGCTGCCTGACGTTTTTCCACTTCAGCGATACCTACCAGCGATGGTTCCAGGTGACCGTAAAGTGCTGCACCGAACGGCGACGACTCTTCGTCTCAACTTTCCACGGCATGAGCGCCAGCGACATAACTCGCAAGAGAAAGAAATTTCAGACGGTCTGGCCGATCAAATAAAAAGGGGCGGTTACCCGCCCCTTCTCTGCGCGGTGGGGACTCCGATTCCCCCACATGGCACCCGTCTATTCGACAATACAGACTGGCTACGGCCCGGAGATTCACCGTGTCGCGCGCTAAACGGTGCTACCCGAAAACGGATGAAAAGTCCACTTTGGTGGATGGATTGGCTAGTGCCGCCTAACCCCCAGGGGAGGCTTCGGCCTCCCCGCCCCTATCTGGTGATGTCGCGACGCCGCATGATCCACCGCCACCCCGCCAAGGCGATCAACGGCGCCGCAAATGCCCACCCCAACCACCAGGGCGCGCCGGATCGTTGGGCCCAGAGGGCGACCAGGCCGATGGCCAACCCTACCGCTGCCCCGGCAGCCGCCGCCACTAGCCGCACCCGCCACGACGCCTTCAGGAAAGCCAGCATGGCGATGGCGAACAGCACGGGCTGGGCGGCCATCATCCACAGTTCGGCCTCGGTCAGTCCGCCCATCACTCGGCCCTCACTATCACGGGCTCCTCAACTGGCCTCATTGTGAACGCCTGCTGCAGCATCCAGGCCAGGAACAAGGCAGAGACAATCCAGGAGATGCGGACGAAACAAGCGTCCACCCGTTCGCGACGCGCTCTCCGCCTGCTTACAGGCCGTTTTCGATACTGATCGCTCACAGCCCCCTCCCCGAGACTATCTTGTCGCTGCCACTCCGATGATCACGATCCCCAGCAGGAGCAGCATGACGACGATCACCCCGACCGCCACGTTGCCCTGCTCACGCAGCCACCGCTTGTTGGCGTCGAGATCCACGTAGAACAGCCCCTCGCCTGCCGGGATCAGCACCTTGTGCTTGATCAGGGCCTCGACCGTGTAGCGCGGGCTCTTGGCCGGCAGCAGAACAGCCGTTTCGCGCTCCAGCGCCCCAGCCTTCTCGAAATGCTCGATGACCTTGCTGCGCGCCAAGCTGGCGATGATCGCGGCATTGGCGCCGGCGCTAACGGCTACGTTCATTCACCCCTCCCCCGAGGTTCAGCCAGTGGATGGGTTATCCGTCCGTGCCTGTGCGCGCGGCCCAGGATTCGGCCATGCTCAACACCGCCTGCTGACCAGCCTCGTCTAAGCGAGCGATGACGGAGCTAAGCCGCTCCATCTGGTCATTAAGGTTGAACGGGTTCACGTCGATCAGTCGCCCTCCGGTCGTACCGACAACCCCTGCGACCTGCTCAATCAGGTCGCGATTGAATCGAGTAGCAGGGCGTCCCGTCCGCACGGCGCCAGTCTCCAGGTCAGAAATATAGCCCTTCGACCTGCCCAGCTCTGCCGCAAGATCCTCAAGGGTGAGCCCGGCATAGTCCCTCCATGCCGCCAGATACCATCCGCTTCGCGAGCGATAGTCCTCATAGACCTCTGCTGGGCGCGACTTCCGGGGCTTGGTGCTCATGTTCGGAGTATGCAAACACAGGCTTAAGCCGTCAGTCCGCATATGCCGAACATCTGCCTTGCTGAAATGTTCGGCATATGCAAACATTCGCGCATGGACATCACCGCCCTTCGCAAAGAACTCGGCCTCTCGCAGGAAGCCTTCGCGCCGCGCGTGGGGCTCAAGAGCAAGGGTCACGTCAGCACCCTCGAACGGACGGGCGTGGCCAGCGTCCGCGTCGCGCTCCAAATCGAACGCCTCTCTGGTGGCCGGATCAAAGCGGCCGACCTGAACCCCGACATCGCGCTCATCGAGCGCTTCCGGGCCGAGGCCGCCAACGACGACCAGTCTTCCGCCGAGGCCGCCTGACATGGCCGCCCTGTCATCGCCCCACCTTCCCTTGTCGGTCGAGGTGCTGTGCACCGCCGACGCGGCCTATGGCCTGATCGGCGAAATCCAAACGCTCGCCGCCAACGGTCGCCAGTCGGATGCCCTCTCTGCCCTGGCGTATCTGGCTGATGCGGTCGAGGGGCACCGCCCGATCCTTCGGGGCGTGATCTCGGCCGAGCGTGAGGCCGCACAGGCGCGTGATTTCACGCAGCGGACGCTCGCCCCCTTCTTCGGCGGCAAGCCCGCTGAACATCCGAACGCTGCGAACGACCAATCGCCTTCTCCTGAACAACCTTCGCCTGATGTCGCCTGAGGGCGGCTGACGATCATCCGGAAACCACCATGGAACATCCGAGCAACGCTTGCTTCGTACCGCTCAGCAGGGGCCTAAAGGCCTTGGTCGACCAGGCTGACTTGCCTCTGGTTGAGGGCCGCTCTTGGTGGGTCAATGTGGGGCCGAAAGGGAAGGTCTACGCGACAACCAAGGTCGCAGGCCGCCTGACCTACATGCATCGCCTGCTGACCGGGGCTGGCAGAGACGAGCAGGTCGATCATGAGAATGGAAACGGCATAGACAATCGCCGCGCCAACCTCCGCATCTGTAGCCGGTTCGAAAACGCGCGCAACGCAACTGCCCGGATCGGGGTGGCGGGCTATCGAGGCGTATCGCCGACCTATTCCCGCTGGGCCGCCAAGATCAGTGTCGAAGGCAAGAAGCTCTACATCGGAAGCTTCGACACCCCCATCGAGGCCGCGCTGGCCTACGACGCCGCCGCTCGAAAACACCACGGTAGCTTTGCCGTCCTGAATTTCCCGGCAGCGAACGAGAACACCCCGGCTGCGACGCGTCAGGTGTCCATCACCATCCACACGCTCCGAGGCACGGAGTTCGCGGCATGAACAAGATCAGCCACCGCGAACACGCCCGGCTTGCTGCCGAACTGATCGAAGCCAGCGGCGGGCTTGAGGAAGCGTCTCGCGCCTGCCGCGTCCGCAAGTCATCCCTCTCCGGCTATCAGACGCCACACGATCCCTCGACCATGCCCGCCGACGTCATGGCGGACCTGGAGCGCCACTGCGGCAAGGCGATCTACAGCACTGTCCTGTTCGAAGCCTGCCGCCCGGCGCCGGTGACTGGATGCCTGAAGGAACTGGCCTTCGACCTCGCTCAGGAGAGCATGGACGTCGTCGCCGCCGTTCGTGAGGCCCTGGCCGACGGCCGCCTGTCCAACAACGACCTCGACGCCATCGCTGCGGCCGAACGCGACGCCGAGGAGGCCCTTGAGCGGGTCCGTGGCGTCCGCCGCGCCATCGAGGCCGCCAGCCCTACCCCGCTTCGCGCGGCGTGACCGAACGGGACTGACCGCCCCGTTGAGCGGTCTCGATGGAGGGCCAGATGGCCAAGAAGCTGACGAGTGAAGACGGCGGGCAGTCGATCCCGAACCGCACCGAGAAGGACGAAGAGAACCTCTTCATCCACCACCTCGACCGCCTGCGCGCACAGGGTGCCAAGGTCGCCGCCGCCAAGGCTGTGATGGACGCCGAGCGCGCGACGCTGACCGACCTGTTCCGCGACGCCAAGACCGACGGCTTCGCCCGCAAGGAACTGCAGTCCATCCTCGACGACAGCAAGGCCACCCGCCGGGACCTGGTCGAGGAAGAAGAGCGCCGCGCCAAACTCCGCGTCTGGGCCGGACTGCCCGCCGGCGCCCAGCCCGACCTGTTTGGCCTGCCCTCCCCGGCACGCGATGAGATCGACGCCGAGGCCGAGGGCTATCAGGCCGGTCTGCGCGGCGACGATCCCAAGCCGGGCGACCACATCTCGCCGAACTACCATCAGGCCTTCATGACCGGCTGGCACAAGGCCCAGGCGCGCCGCGCGATGGCCCTTGGCGGCATCCCGGCCAATGACCTGACCGACGCCGAAGTCAAAGGCGCCGCCTGATGATCCTGGCGCTCGACCTCGCGACCCAGACGGGCACCTGCGTCGGCACTCCTGACGCTCGCCCGGTGCTGGATCATTTCCGTTTGCCGTCCACCGGCACGGACGTCGGTCTGTTCCTCTCGGCATGGGAGGACTGGCTGCGTCCGCAGGTTCACGAGGTCGGGCCCAGCCTTATCGTTTTTGAAGCGCCAATCTTGGCGGGCCAGACCCAGATCGCCACGACCCGGAAGCTGCAAGGCATGGCGGGCGTCACCGAAATGGTGGCGCACCGCGCCGGCATCGAATGCGCCGAAGTCGCCACGTCTCAGGTCAAGAAGGCCCTGACCGGCTCCGGCAAGGCCGACAAAGCCCAGATGATCGCCGCGGCCAAAGCCTACGGCTTCGACCCCAAAACCTCGGACGAGGCCGACGCCTTCGGCATCTGGCTCTGCGCCGTCCGTCTCCGTCATCCCTCCCATGCCTGGCGCTGGGAACCCCTGACCGCTGCGAGGACCGCATGACCTACCACGGCAACAACACCGAATGGCCTGACCGTCAGGTCGAGATCCTGCGGAAGATGTGGGCCGAGAAGAAGACGGCGACAGAGATCGCGAACTGCCTTCCCGGCAAATCTCGGGCTGCCGTCCTCGGCAAGGCCCGGCGTCTCGGCCTGGAGGCGCGCGACAAGCCCGCCAACTTCCAGACCCACACCGCTACAGCTCAAGTCAAGCGCAAGCCCAAGGCTCCAGAGGTCAAGCGCGACCGCTCGACCGGCGCCATCGTCCAGAACATCGCCGCCCGCACCCCGCCTAAGCCGGGCCCGCAGAACCGCCCCGCTGTGGCGTTCGGCAAGGTTGAGGTCGTGAACTCTGTCGAGACGGAGAAGCGCCGGGCCGCCCAGCGGGCCCAGGGCGCCAAGATCGTTGAGCAGTTCGCCGCCCCCGCCAACGACACCGCCATCCTTCTGATGGAGCGTCGCCGCTTCCAGTGCGCCTGGCCCGTTGGTGAGCCCGAGCGCCCGGCCCAGCAGATGTGCTGCGGCCTGCCGACCGATCCCGACGCCCCTGTGACCACAGCCAGCTACTGCCCTGCGCACCGGGCCCGCGCCTCCGCTGGTATCCCCAAGCCGGTCCGGTCTGTGCGCGATTACAGCCCTGCCGGTCAGCGCCGCCCGGTTGAGCGCAGCCTCTGGGATGGAGGAAGGGCAGCATGAGCCCCGCCGAAGCCACATCAGCCATGCGCCAGCGCGCGACCAACATCGCAATCGAGCGGGCCCGACTGGCCGGCGCCATGCGCGCGATCCGCGACATGGGCGGCATCGACGCTGTCCGCACCATCACCGCAAGCGAGATCGAGAAACTGACCATGAGCGCCAACGACAACGGAGCTTGGATCGGATGAGCGGACGGGAGAAGTACCTCGTCGAGCGTATCGACCGCACCCGCGAGAACGCGGTCTCCAAGCAGGCTCGTTCATCGCGGGCGACCTACCTGCGCATGTCCGCGCGCCGGACTATCAATGACCTCTTGCGCGACCTGCCCGATCCCGTGGACCAGGCCGCGATCCTTGGCGACCTGATCGACATCGCCGCCGAGCATCGCTGGCCCCTCCTCGGACGGGTCGAGACCGCCACGGCCCTGAACTCGGTCGCCGCTGATGTGTGCGCGACCTTCCGCCTGCCCCGCGCGCTCAAGAACGCTGCGGCCGAACACGCTTGGGCTCGCGCCACCGCCGCCAATGACGAGGCTGTCCATGAATAGGCGCGACCTGATCGCCTTCGAGCTGTTCTACGCCGACACCGTGCGTCGCGAGGCCAAGGCACGCGCCAAGCGCTACCCCGAGGCCTCCGCTCTCTTGTTGCGGAACGCCGACGCCGCCGTCGCGCGCGCCGAAGCCATCCGTTGCGGCCCCCTCTTCTCGGAGAAGGCGGCATGATGGATCCGCGCGACGAAGCCCCGGCCCTGCCGCTGAACCTGGAAGCGGAGCAGGCCGTCTTGGGTCAGCTCATGTTCGACAACGAGGCCCACAGGCAGGTCCACGACCTGATCACGGACGAGGACTTCAGCGAGCCCTTCCACCAGCGCCTGTACCTGGCCATCGCCACGGCGATCAGCGCCGGGAAGCTGGCTGAACCCACGACGCTGCAGACCGGGTTCGCCACCGACCCCGCCTTCAACGAGTTCGGCGGCTTCGGCTACCTGTTCGACCTGGTCGACCGCGCCCCACCCTCGGCCAATGCCCGAGCCTATGCCGAACAGATCGCCGACACCGCCGTCCGGCGCCGCCTGATCAAAATGGCCGCCGAGGCGATGCAGGCCGCCCGTAACCCGGAGCAGACCGGCTATGCGGCAGTAGCTGATGCCCGAGCCGCCTTGGAAGCGGCCGAGCGTGGAGCCGCGCCGGAAGACGCGATGTTCGTCAATGCGCACGACGCCGCGCAGGCCAGAATGGATCGCCTGGAGCTGGAGGTCGCCACCGGCAAGCCCAAGGGCGTCCAGACCGGCCTGTCGTCGATCGACAAGCGCCTCGGCGGCCTGATGCCCGGCTCAGTGATCGTGATGGCGGGACGCCCCGGCATGGGTAAGACGGCCCTGCTCGGCAACGTCCTCTACGGCGCCGCCCTGCGTAACCCGTCTCGGCTGTTCGCGGGATTCTCCCTGGAGATGGACACCGACCAGTTGAACGACCGCGCCCTGTCGCGTCTGACGGCCCAACACGATCAGCCCGTCAGCTTCTCCGACATCGCCAAGGTGGGGCCTCTCACGTCGTTCGACCTCCAGGTGCTACATGAGGTGAAGGGCGGCATCCCCCGGAACCTTTGGCTTCGCGACCGCGCCGGGGTGTCGGTCGAGGACGTAGCCCGCGCCGTATGGGCTATGAAGCGCCGCGGCGACCTGGCGGCCATCGGGATCGACTACCTGCAGCTCATGCGCCGTCCGGCCTTGGCAGGTCGCAACGAGGCCAGCGCCATCGCCGAGATGACCACGGCGCTGAAGACGCTCGCCCGCGAAGCCAAGATCGCCATCATCCTCCTGTCGCAGTTGAACCGCTCGGTCGAGCAGCGCGACGACAAGCGCCCAATGCTGTCGGACCTGCGGGAGTCGGGCTCCATCGAGCAGGATGCCGACGCCGTCCTCTTCCCCTTCCGCGAGGTCTACTACCTCCAGAAGTCGGAGCCGAAGGCCGGGAGCGAGGCGCACATGCTCTGGGAGGCCGAGGTCGCCCTGAAGCGCACGGTGATGGACGTCATCATCGCCAAGAACCGCCACGGCTCCGAGGGCGCCGAGCCCCAAGAATACCGGGCCGAGATCGACCTCATCACCGACAGGAGCTTCGCATGAGCCTCGCCGACACCGTCCGCCGGCTGGTCGAAGCTGGCGCAACCCCCGAAGTGATCATGATCGCGGTCGAAGCCATCGAGGCTGAACGCAAGGCTCTGGACGCCAACCGGGAGGCCGCGCGTGAACGCAAACGGCGTCAACGGTCGCGTGACGTGGACGTGACCGTCACGGGACAAGACGTGACAGAGCGTGACGCAGCCTCCCTTCCCCTCCCTCCTTCCCC